AGATTATTCAGAAACCTCAAACAATGATTACAAGTTCACAAATTGAATGGATGTATCTAAATGACGATGGTGAAATCGAGCCATTATTGGACCGTTCAAAACAGTTTCTTTATATTGGAAAAAATTCATATTTTGAATATAAACTTCCTTATGCCGATCTTACTTCTGAATGGAATATTAGTCTTGTTGACAAAAATTCCGAATATACAGAAGAAGAAAAATCATATTATGAAGGATTAATAAAATTGACTGTAATGGATAATGTCACTATATCACTTAAGCCTGGAAAAGCTCATAGTTTAATAGGCAAAAGATTTAATTTATCAGCCACAGATAATAATGGAGATAATCATTCTTCTATTGAAGTGGAGGTGCAATTAGATGAATAGAGATATATCACATATTACACGAGATCTTGAAAATAAGAAAAATAACGACATCATTTATAAAAAAGATAAACTGTTAAAACTATTCAATGAGGATCCTGATCTTAATGAAATTTTAGGAAAAAAAGATAAACGCCCGTTGAATAAATATACAGATAAAAATAATCCCACAGCTCAAGAACTAAATGAGCGAAATTTAATCATTGAATATAATAAACGAGTTGATAAGAAGCAAATTCTTCCTATATTAAAACTGAATGGTATTAATAAAGAAGTATTAAATTTTATTATGTTTGATATAAATGATACTGATACATCATATTACAATAAGGCTATGAAAATACAAACACTTATAGTTATGTGTTTAGTTCATGAAGATGATCTTGATACAGAATATGGAATTGTACGAACAGACTTATTGAGTTATATCGTAAAAGATCTTTTATGTTGGACGAATTCTTTTGGAAATCAACTTAAATGTATAGATGATTATGGAGATATTATTGACTCTAGGTATTATTGTAGAACGTTGAAATTTCAAATTGAATGTCCTAATAATTTATATGCAGGAATGAATAACAAATATGACAATTTCCAAAGAATCTGAAATTGATGCACTGAAATTATATTTTGGTGAACCATTTGTTATCGAAAATGACACATATAATGACATTATAATTAATCAACCTACAATAGGAGACATTATAAAAAGTGGTGAGAAAAAGATTTATTCTACTATAAATATTTTTATTGCCAATCCTACTATGTATCGCATGCAATTATGGGATCTTGGTATTGATTGGAATAAAATGTCTGACTTTTCTTTGTTTTGTATGCTTGTTCCAAGTATAGACTCAAAATCTACAAAGTTACTATTCGGTGATTTGAATTTCCAATTATTTCAATTGCAACAAACACAAACAGAAGACGGGGAACCGTTTTTTTATTTACTTAATGAAGAACAAAATGTTCAGATAGATGAAGCCGCATATCTACAGATGGCTTCGTATTTAAGAGCTATGTTCAACACTTACCCAAAAGTGGAAAAAGCCAGGGGAAAATCTACAAAAGAATGGATGATTGAAGAAGATCGCATGAGCTTCGAACAACACAAAAATGATGTTTACAAATCCACTCTTCTACCACTCATATCTACTTGTCTTAATCATCCCGGTTTCAAATATAAAAAAAATGAATTACGTGAAGTTGGCATTGTTGAATTTATGGACAGTGTTCAAAGATTACAAGTTTATGAATCTTCTACTGCTCTACTTAAGGGTATTTATAGCGGCTTTGTTGACGCTTCAAAGATTGATAAGAATGAACTTAATTTCATGAGAGAAATTTCTCTCAAAAATTAATTTCTATATACAAAAATTTTAAAGGAGGAAATCATAATGGGATTTACATTAGATGATATCGTAATTGATCGTGTTCAGTATGGTTTTGCCGAAGACCTTAACGGAAATCCATTATACACTTTAACACAGCTTCAGGATGCAACAATTAATATTAGTGCTGAGTCAACTGATGCAACAGATAACCAGGGAAACCTGATTAAACGTTTCTGGAAAGCTAAAACAGGTGAATTTACAGCCAACAATGCAATGATCAACCTGAATGTTATTGGAGCTGCTTCTGGAGAAGGTAAGAAAATTGCTTCTCAGGAGAACAAAATTGTTATGCCAAAGATTATCACCGTAAAGAAAGGTGAAAAAGCAACTCTGAAAGATATTGTTGAAGGTTCTGTAAAAGTAAATGCTTTCAGCGCAAATGGTTCCATGGGTACTGCATATGAGAAAGATACTGCTGCAAGTGCAGACAAATACGCTCTTACAGAAGGTGGAGAGTTTACACCTCCTACAGCTGAAGGTGTAGATACATACATCGTCAAGTATGATCGTAGTGTTGGAGCTGGTGTATCTATTACTAATAGAGCAGATAAGTTCCCTCAGACAGTTAAACTGACCCTGAAAGCTCTTGCTGTTGATCCTTGTCATTCTGACGTATTAAAGGGATTATATATCGAGCTTCCATCATTCCAGGTATCTCCAGAGGTTGAAATTTCATTAACAACTGATGGACAGCTTGCTTACTCTGGATCTATGCAGGTAGATTACTGTTCTGCTGATAAAGCTCTATATCATATTTACTGGGCTGATGAAGACGAAGAATAATTATTAGATAATATAATATTATTCTAATTACGGTCGGTATGTGTCATAGCATACCGGCTGTTTTACTATCCATATTCAAGGAGGAAAACATGGTTAAGAAAAATAATAAGAAATGCATTTTATGCGGGAAAACATATACATATTGTAGTCGCTGTGAAGAATTCGACCATCTTCCAAGATGGATGGAGATTTATTGCAGCGATAATTGCAGAACAATCTTTAATACACTGACAGAATATAATGCTGAAAACATTACAGCTAGAGAAGCTGCTGAAAGAATGAAAGATTGTGATATGTCTGATGTCAGTAAATTTCATGAAGTAAATCAGAAAATGATTGCAAAAATTCAGAAAGAAACTGCTGATATTAAATTACAGAAGATCTCAGAAAAAGATATTGTTGAGCCGGATTCTGTAGTTGACGAAGAAAATAGCGAGGAAATTGAAACTCGTAAACCAGTGCGTACAAGAAAACGTAAATAGTATTTGAATAGTGATTTTTTTAGGGGTATGTCTCACTATTCGAGACTACCCCTTTTTTCACTTTTAAGGAGTAAAAGGATTATGAGAATACAATCAAATTTGAAGCCGCGTGATTATACGGAGAAAGAAGTCTGCAGGATTATAAATCCGAAGCAGCGTGATTTATATATTAAACATAGAGTATTTCCGATAGATATGTATCCAAGTGTTACGGATGACGGAAAAGACATTATTGTTTACATCTTTTTAATTGAAGAAACCAAAGAACTGTTTCAGCAATGGCTTAATCATACACTTGAATAAGGAGAACTTTATATGAAAGAAAAAATTTTAGATAAACAAGTTCTAAGATATGTTATTGCTACTACTGTTTCTGGCAAACCAACATATCTCAAAAAGAAATTGCAAAAAATTGAATACAGTTTTGTAACAGATATTGATGACGCTACTAAATGCTCATCTTATGCTATTGCAGAGGCTGTAAGAAAATACTACGAACATGACACTCATGATACTAATGCAGGATTGATTATTATTCCGGTTGTTATCAGTTATGAATTAGTAAAAGAGGTTTAAATATATGGATAAATCAATTATATTGACAATTGATCAAAAGACATTAGATTTGTATACAAAGTATTATTTTTTAAAACATCCAAGAGCCAAGAAAATTCCTATTGAAAAACCTTGGCACCCTTCGATTAATACTTGGATGATCTTACCACGTATACAGATGAATGCGTTAAAACAAAAGTGGAAGGAATTCGTAAAATTCTGGGTAAAAATAAATAAAATGGATAATAGGCAGTTAGATGATTTTGATCTCATTGTAACTGTCTTTTTTAATACAAAAAGACGACATGACGTAGATAATCAAATCCCTAAGTTTATTTTAGATGGGTTGACTGAGGCTGGGGCCATTGTAGATGATGATGAAAAGCATCTGCACTCTCTCACTTTAAAAACCGGATACGATAAGGAAAATCCAAGAACAGAATTTGAATTTATCATACATGAACATACAGAAAATAAGGAATAAAAGGAGATTCATTATGAGCGAAATAAATAAAGTTAATTCAGATACAATTGAAAGAAAAATTGATGTTCCAGAGTTTATCAGACGATATAATCTCTTGAAAACAGATGAACAGCGAGATGAATTTGTTAGAAATATTATTTGGAGAACATATTGCCCTGTTTTAGAAAAGAAACTTGTTCTTCAGACAATACTTGATAAGTCTATTACCACTGGAAAAAACGGGGTTCAGTATATTGATATGTTTTTATCTAAAATCAATATGACTACTACTATCCTTATTTTATATACCAAATTGAACATAGTAAAAACTGATGATAGTACTACAAATGCATTTCAAGATTATGATTTATTATTTGAAAATGGTTTATTAGATCAAATTTGTGCCATTATTGGTGAGCATGAATTAAATGAACTTATGACTATTAACGGTTTACTTATGGATAATTTTCATGATGAAAATAAAACTATTGATGCATATATCGCAAAATATACAGAAGCATTTGTTACCACTGTTGGTGTATTTGCCAATGAAGGTATTTCTGAATTAATGAAATATATAACTGAAAATGGAATTAAACTTGACTTAAAATAAATTAAATTATATAGGGGTGAATGTGTATGGCCACAATTACTATGACATTAGAACATTATAATGCTATTGTAGACGAACTTTTAAATGGCTTAAAATCTTCAGAAAAAGAAATTGCAAAAGAGCTTTCTGCTTTAAAAACAAAAAAAATATACGAAGACGCTAAACGTGCATATAGTCAAATTATTAATAATTGGTATAATTCATATTCACCATTATATTATAATAGATTATATAGTTTAAAATCAGCTGCCGATATTACTATGTTAGATGAACATACTATAGATATATATTTAAACGAGGATCATTTAGGAGGTCATCATTTAAATAATGCAGGATTATATAATTTAACAATGAGACAAGGATATCATGGCGGTTCAAAATATCGCGGTCCACTTAATAAATGGAGTCACGAAACTAGACCTGCTGTAAAAACTTTCTCTCCAGTACGTGCAATGCAAAATTGGGCAAAATCTTATAGTAGTCCTCACGAAAAAGAAAAACATGTTGTGCAAATTGTTAAGAAATATTTAAGTAAATACGAACTTTTTAGATTGCTTTATGGGACGAGGTGATAATTAATGGGCGATCATATTATATTAAAAACAGATACCGATGTAACACTTATGGCTAACGGAATACAGAAAGGCACAAAAGATTTAATAAAAGATGTTGCGGATTTAAAAAAAGGACTTGATAAACTTAACGGAAAGGAAGTTACACTGACAGTTAAAGGTAAAGTCGATATGTCAGAAGTTGAAGCTGCAAAAAAGGAAGCGGCAAAACCAATCGAGACCCCAGTTAAATTAAAACTTGATGCCTCTGAAATAAAAGCACTTCAGAACCTTCCGACGGCAAAAGCAAAAGTGGAGTTCTTAATAGATAAAAAAGCTGTTAATGATATTGTAGCGAAAGATTTAAATAATGTTATTAATAAAGCAGCTACAAAAATGAATAGCAAGCTTCAGGGAATTACTTCTAAATCAATGGCATCGCTTGCAAGTTTGGATAAATTTTTACCAAATATCCCTGAGCTATCTTCTAGCAAACATAGGGCAATGATGACAGAGCTTAAAAAAAAAGGATTGTCCGATATATCTCAAAATGAACGTGCTCAAATTGAAAGTGCATACAGACTTCGTAGTTATTTATTAGATAGTAAAAAAGAAATGTCTGAAAGAGGAAAATTTATTCCTCCATCTGAAAGTCTTGTTGCTCCTGATGCTTCATTATCTTTAGAAGATTATAATAAAGCACTTAATGGATTAATAAAAACAAGTAAGAATATTGTTATTGCCTCAGATTTATTTGAACAGTTAAATAAACAATTAGAAACAAACAAACGGAATATTCCTGTTGAACAGGATATTTCTTCTAAAACAATGCGTAGATTATTAGGAATGGGTATCAAAAAAAATGATCCAGATTATGATCCAAATAACTATGCTCAATATCTGTTAAATCAATCATTAAATAAAGCAGGATTTTCTGATAATATTGATAAAATCGTTGCAAATCAAACACATAAGATAGAACTTGGTGTTACAAGTAACCATCTTGATGCTATATTTAAAAAATCACAAAATGAAGGGCTTTCTAAAAAAGATTATTCTGAATTAGTAAATAGGTATATAAATAAGAATCTTGCAGAACTTGAAAAAGATATTTTATCAGATGACCAATTTGGTGAGATTGCATTAGGAAGTATATCTGATATTAAGAAAAAAGCAGAAACTCTTAACGATTCATTAAAGACACGAAGAAAAAATAAATTCATTGGTCTTATGTCAACATATATTGCTAAAGGCGGATCTGGTATAAACAATGAGGAATTTTATAAAGCTCTTCTATCTGATATATCAGAATATGATAAAGATATTGATGCAAGGGGAAAACAAAAAGCAATTGAACAGGCTGTTCAGGAACAATTAAATGAACAGAAAGCTGTAGAAAGTAAAGAAGAAAAATCAGCGCCTAAGAAGACAACAAGAAAAAGAACTGCTAAAAAGAAAGAGTTTATTCCTACTCAGACAGATGCTGAAGAGAAAGATACTTCCGCATCTACTCCTGCTTCTGCTATTGAGTCTAAATCTCAACCTGCAAAGCCGAAAGAAAAAAAAGTTTCAAAGACAACAACATCTAAATCTGAAGAAAAACAGAAAGAAGAAGCAGCTAACGAATTACTTAAGCTTGTATATAATAAATATATTAATAAAAAAGAAGCGTATAAAAATGGAGGGTCTCCTTTTCAATATGCTAATGCACGTGAAAAATATAGAACGACTTATATGAAAATACTTGAATCGCAACTTCTTCCTGCATCAAGTTTTAAAGACGTCACTGGTAAGGATCCTTTCAGTATATTAAAAGCTAAATCACTATATGATCATGCATATAATACAAGTAGACAAATTTTCGGAATTAAGAATTCTCTGCATGATTTAGGTTATGAAAGAAATACACATTCTGAAATGTTTGACTTACTTGATGGAATGGCTCGAAAAATTATTGCTGTAAATGATATGCAGTATAATAATCGTAATAACCCAAATGGTGACACTTATAAAATTGCACAGGTTATTAGAAGTATTGAGTTTCAAGCAACTCAACTTGAGGATATGGTTCGTGCAGATGGACATTCAGGCTTTACTTTAAAAGGAATTCCATCTATTCAAGAGCTTTATAAAGGAAATATTTCTAAACCAAAATCTAAACCAACTCCTGAAAACGAAGAAGAAAGACAGATTCAGCAAAGTAAAGATGTCACAAAAGCTAAGAAAAAGGAAGCCGACGCTGTTGTGGCTGCGAATGACAAAATTGCTAAATCTGAAAAGAAAGCTGCTGTGATCGCAGCTTCTCCGTCTACTCCGCCAACTCCTCCTAAATACAAAGTTGTTTCTGCTCCAAAATTAGCTCCTATTAAAAATAATGATGTTATAGATGAAACTAAAAATACTGCAGATGCTATTAATCAATCAGCTGATGCTGTTATAGAAGCGAAGAAAAAAGAATCGGATGCTGTTGTAAATAGTAATGATAAGATTGCTAAGTCTGAAGAAAAAGTCGCAATTAAGACTGTATCTGGATTAAAGAATAGTAATTCTAATTTAACAGAAACCCCTGTTACTCCTCCAGAATTAGATGGTTTAAAACAACTTTCTCAAAGGGAATTTGGCGACGCTCAGAAATATATTAAGGTGTATGAAGATACCAACAGAACTATATATACCCTCACTCAGACATATAAAAAACAGTTCGATGCTAATGGTAATCTCTTAGCTGAGGGATATGAAAATGCTATTGCATATTATGATAGTTATGAGAAACTTGAGGGAGAAGCTGTTAAATTAAGTAAAAAGATTAACTCTAATTATGCGAAACTTGATACAGAAAGATATAAACCCACTAATAAACAGAATCCTAATTATCTTAAAAAGTTACAGGATGATATCAAATCTGATCAACAAGACTTATCTGAATTACATAGAATTGCAAGATTAAATGCATCTCTTCCTGATAACGATTATATGTATCAGAACTTTACTCAAGCACTTCGAAAAGGATCTGCTGAATCTGCCAGATCACTATCTGCAACTCGTAAAACAAATCGTGATAATTTCAATGAAAAAAAAGATACACTAAATACGGATATTTCTAAACAGATTTCAGATATAGAATCTCTTGGACAGGCTGGTACTATTGCTGCTGGAAAACTTCAGGGTATACAAAAAAGTTTATCTACTATTACTACTCCTGCTGGGTTAGAGAACGTTCAAAAACAAATCACAGATATTAATGAGCAGTTTGATTCAAATAAGGCTCGTGAATCTGCTTTAAATTATGTGCATAATCTGGAACAGGGATTGACAGGGAAGCAGAATGTTGTTATTGGTACTAAAAATGTTTCTGATAATTTTGCTGATAGTATTAATAAAGTAAATGGCACATGGACTGGACCGTTAGCTAATTTAGATAAAACATTTAAATTTAATCGTAATACTACTGCGACAGAAATTGACGGATATATTGCTGATGCAAAAAAACTTGGAGACATAGGTAAAGCATCAGCGGAAGCGTTTTCTAATTTAAAAACAAATCTCGAAAGCTGTTATACAGAATCTGGATTAAAACAAATCCAAACACAAATGCGCGGAATTTCTAAAGAAATGTCTACTGCAAAAAAACAGGCTGATGAGGCTGCAAAAAATTCAGAAACTGCAAAAATAAATGATCAGTATACTCAGATTATGTCAGATATGTCTAATCTTGAGAAGAAAAATAAAGAACTTCGTACTGCTTTAAAAAGTGATAAAAATTCTGATTATATCAAAAATATTACTGCAGAACGTGATGCTTATAAAGAAGCAGTTAAAGGTGCCGACGAATATATTGAAAAGCATAAAGAAGTTATTGGCGATAAGAATGTAAAAAAATATAATACAGCTAAAAGTCGTGCGAATCAAATTGAAACAGATATTGAAAATGATATCGCTGCTCAGACAAAAGCAATTGATAAAGAAGCATATACAAATAAGTATACTGCTGCTATTGCTGATGTGAAGGCTTTAGGTGAGGCTTATAAAGAGCTTAATAATATTCAAAAAGAGGCATTCTCTAAAAAATCCGGACAATCTGCCACTACTTTAGATGATTATAATCAGAAAATTGTTGAAGCTCAGAACAAAGTAAAATCTTTAACTACTAAAGTACAAGATTTTCATAACAAAGTATGGAGTTCTGATGCCACTCAAGCGGATAAATTAAATCAGAAAGTATTTGATAACTATGAAAAGCAATTCGATAATATGTCAAATACTAAAAACAATTATAATTCTGATTTAGTGGAAGCGATGAAAACTGCATATCAATTAAAAAGATCTACAGAAGCAAAACTTTTAAAATCTGCTACGAATACCTCATTAGATGTTGGTCAGATATCAGAATTAAAAGGTAAAAATGGATATACGACGCAATTATATGCTTCATTGCGAGATCAAGTCGTCGATCAGTTTGGTAAAGATTTCCAACAGCAAGCAATTTTGGGATTAAAAACAAATGCTAATAATCAGCGAAATGATATTTTGAATACAAATTTCAAAACTCTTTCAAATGATATAGATCAGTATGTTTCTAGTGTTACAAAAGCAGGACGTGCTTCTAAAGGATTTCAACAAAACTTTTCTGGACTTTCAACAGATCTTGTAAACTTACAAAATACTTTTTCAGATCCTTCTAAACTAAATTCACAAGGTGTTACAGATTATTTTGATCAAATGAGTAATATAGCTCAACGTTTTGGAAATTTAAAATACACTTATTCAAATGGACAAGGAAAAGCAGAACTTGACTTTACTCAGGCTCTAGGCGAAATAAATGGAGAAAAGGCTGTAGGAAAAAACAGTAATTATTTTAGATTAGCCGGAGAATATGTTCAAAGCTATAATAATATATGGGATAAATACAATAAAGACATTGAACAGTTTGCTGAAGGAAGCGAAGAAAGAAAGAAACTGACCACACAAGCGGAAAAAGATTCTGAAGATGTTGTAAAAAGTATGCAGAATCTTGCTAAGAATGCTTCTAAGTATAATCAGGTAACTGATAAAGGTACGGAGCTTGATTTCACATCAAATAGAACTCGTAATACGAAAGATGCTTCCGCATTTTTAAGTCAGTATGCTGCTTCTATTGGATTAACTTCAGAAATTTCTACGAAAATTAATGAAGCGACTGGACAGGTAACAAAAACATTTACTGATATTTCTGGTAATACAGTAACATTAACTGGAAATATTGATAAGCTTAATAATTCTTTACGAGTAACTCAATCACTAACGTCTAAAAATGGATCTGGAATGTCTTCATTTGGAAATACACTTAAAGGTATGGTATCAGGAAACTTTAAAGGTGCTATTGCAGATATTGCAAGTTATGTTTCTTATTTCCAGGTGACCATGAAAGCAATTCAGCAGGCCAAACAAGGCTTCAATGATTTCTTAAATTTCCAAAAAGACTTAACAAATGTTAGTTACACAATGAATTTATCGCCTGATCAATTACAGAATCTTGGTACTTCTGCAATTGATATGGCAAAAGATTTATCGATGTCCTTGGATAATACTATGGACATTTATAAAATCTATGCGAATATGAATACTACTGCTTCTGAAATTCAGCAAACAGCAAGACCAACTGCTATCTTAAGTAACTTAAGTGGCGTTGATGCCTCTACTGCTGCCGATCAGGTACAGGGTATTTTACAGCAGTTCCATATGTTAGAAGATGGATCTACTACTGCTGCTGATGCCTCTATGCATATTGTCGATGTTCTGGATAAAGTTTCCGGAAGTGTGGGAATTGATTACGCTAAAGGTATCAAAATTATATCTGATGCTGTACAGGCTTCCGGTCAGGTTGCTTATGATGCAGGTATGTCATATGAACAGCTTGCAGCTATTACTGCTAAAGTGTCAGAAAGAACTCGTGAAGATGGATCTTCAATTGGTAATGCTTTGAAGACAATTATCACAAGAACTACAAAAGTCGGTAAAATGCCACAATATGCCGACGAAGTTGACAATGCAACTTTATCTAATGCTTCTGCATCTCTGCATGCTATAGGTGTAGATGTTTATAATCCGGATGGATCTGATCGTGGTATCATTACTGTTATGTCTGAGCTTAAAGATAAGTGGGACGATTTAACTGATGCACAGCAAGCCAAGATCGCATTCGATGTAGCAGCCACACGTCAGACAAGTAAGTTTAAGTCTATGCTTGATGCATTCACAGACTCCATGTCACTGGCAGAGGAAGCAACAACCGCAAATGGTAATGCTGAAGCTAACCAGGAAAAATACATGGAATCAACCGCTGGTAAACTACAAGCAATCAAAACACAGATGCAGGATTTCTGGGTTAATTTCTATAATTCAGGTAGTGTAAATGGTGTTCTTGAATTTGTACATAGTTTAACAGAAGGATTTACGTCACTTGAAAAAACACTTGGACCAATACCAGCATTACTTACTGCTGTATTTGCAGCAATGACAGTAAAAAATGCAACAATGGCAGGATTAAAATTCCTGAGTGGTGGAGGTCTTGCAACAGTCGTAGGTTGACCCAAAAATCTAAGGGTTACACGTTATTTTCCGATTTTTAACAATGAGCCTATCTACATAGAGATTCATATCAATATGTGGAGAATAGCGACTTAAAATAAATAGAGGATTAATACGTCGAATTCACTATTCTATGCTGATCGCATAGTGAAGTGAGCGAAAGCTCGTGACAACGCACGTACCAACCTGATTTACGATTTAGTCATATGTGAAACGTTAGTAACAATTACGCAAGTAATGACGAGGGAAACATATTAATAATCAGGAGGAGTAGAGAGAGCACCCTTCCTCGGAGTATATTGTATATACTTTTAATGAATGTTCCATGAGCGGCACTTCTCTTCTGCCGAATCGCTTTATGCGAAAGAGAAAAATTATACTTAAAAAAGAAAGACACCGCGGTGACCAGTCGCAGTGTCTGTAAATCTTATTCTTTTTCATATGTCATGCACCCAATGATTAGATATCGTTTTGTCCTGCCATATTCTTCTGAATCAGTTTGGGCATAAAGTGTGTAGATGTTTTCAAAAGGTTTCGGAACAGGTTTTTTACAAAACGGAGCCGAATGTAAATTTTTTCCATACGGATCTAATTCTTTTCTAAAATTGTCAAGAAAATTCTGTTTTTTGGTTTGTATTTCATAATCCGACCTATTCTTCAGGTCTGACATTGTAATAGAATATTCTGTTTGACAATATTTGCCAGGAAAAATATCTTGAATGACAATAACTTCACATCCACATATGTCAAGAATTAAAAATGGTTTACAGGAATAATAAAATTCTGTGAATACCCATCGTGTACTTCCATATGAGTTCATTGATATGCTATTTTCAGGAGTAACTGTTAATGATAAATTTGCAATATTTTTATGTAACGCTTTCGTATAAATATCTTTGACCGGTTTATACTTTGCATATTTGCTTTGTGAGACAGAAATTAATTCTTGAAAATCGTCTGGCAGATTTGAATTTATGTGTCCAATCATTCTTATACTAAGGCTTATATAATCAGGATCAGATATTGATAAACCATTATTATGTACCAGAATTTTCCTTAGAAGTTTTTTATCGACAATTCGATAATCTTCCCAGAGAGTATTTGATTCTTCTTTTAATTTTAGAACATCTGGAGTATTAATTTCATCCCAAAATGATTGCTTAATTTGTTTTTGAGATTCACCGATTTCTATAATCTTTTTTATTCTATTGATTTCTTCTGGGCTATAATTTTCAGTATACATATGTACTCCATTCTGAAAGTAGGTGTTTATATGATTAGCTTAACAAAAAATAATAACATTATTATTCCGTCTCAGATTCAGTTTGAAAACCAATTTGCCGTCTTGGGGCTTCTGGAATCTCCTTTGGCTGCGCGCTTAAGAGAAAATCCAACTGATTTATATGTTGTATCAGTTTCTGCGGTTTGCCGTAACTGTCCTCTCCGTAAAACACGATTAGGTTGTACCCAATGTAGCCGACTTTGTTGACAATTATATTAACTGTTTCTCCAAAATGAGCTACTGCAAGAACCATATCATCTTCGTCTGGTAACGATTCTTGATAAGAACATAATGCCTCATATAGTTTTTGAGCGATTACAGGAGCAGTATTTTCATTCTGAATATCAGCAGATAATTCTTGTTTCATATGAAGTCTACGTTCTTCTACATTTTCATAAAATCCATTTACAATATTATGCATATTCATAGTATTTCCTCATCTTCCTGGCCACCATTTGTGACCGCACTTCTGGCAGAGATTTTTCTTTTGAGATGCACCAATCCAGCCAAAGAGTCCGTAACCTTGTTCTTCTGTTGTAACAGATGTAGAACCACAACGTGGACAACGGACGACATTGGAATTTGATTTGGGTTGAACATAACGTACTTGTTCAAAAGTAAACTTTTCAAAATTATGCGCCATACAATCAAGAATCATCTTTGCGGCAAATTCGTTTGTCAGTTTATATGTATTGGCCCATTCTCCCATTTTTTCATGAAACTCTGCATATTGCGCACTACTGATAGGTGGACGCGTTTTAGATGATCCATATTGTAATTGAAGAAATTGGGCGAAATATTGCTGATCTTCTGGTGATAAAGACAGAATATATTTTTTAATGTCAGTAACATCTTGTTCTGCGTAATTGATTATACATGTACTTTTTGAGACAATTTCCTGTAACGGATAACCACAGTGAATACAGGCCGGAGCCTTATCAGACACCTGGCCCCCGCATTCAGGACATTTAATAAGAGCCATAATATTACCTCCAATACATTTATAGTTTGATTATAACATTAAAGACAACTCATGTCATTAAGTAAAATCGGAAAAGTAAGTAATGCTGTCAAACTATTAAATACTGCTGCTACTAGCGGAGATATTGCAACAGGTATTTCTAGTTTATCCAATTCATTAAGAGCGGCAGGGAATATGTCGGCTGGAGTTAATTGGATTTCTAAATACGGGAAAGTTTTGGATTCTGGTATAGCATATCAAGCTCTTAAACAAGCATTTCCGGAAGAATCATTAACGGAAGATATGCTTGCTAAAATTGGGTATACTGCAAACGGAGCGGGTAAAGTTGGAAATGCTTCTAAATTTAGCTCTGTAGGATCTACATTTGCAGGTCTTGGTACATTTCTCAAATCAATTTGGCCTGTATTAGCTGTTGTTGGCGGAATTGCAGCAGGTACAGCTGCATGGAAATGGGCAGATGATAAATTTACTATTACAAAAGCTACAGCCAAAAAACACTCAGATGAGTCGGCACAAGCATATCAAAATGCAAAAACAGAGCTTAGTACAAAGCAGTCTCAGTATGATACTAATCAAGATCGTATTCATGAGCTTCGTGCTACACAGAATAGGACTTCTGATGAAAATGCTGAACTCTCTCAGCTAACGAAAGAAAATTCTCTACTTGGGACACAAGTTTCTGTACAGAAAAAACTTGTTGATGCCAAAGCCCAACAGCAGGCCATTGACGCAGATATGAATCTGAATAAAAAATATACAACAAGTCAAGCTGTTGCAAATGAATATAGTGACAGTGTTGTTGCTAAACAAGAAGATATCGTTGAAGAAACTACCAGAAAAGTCAATGAGTTAGCTGAATTACAGAAAAAACGTGATGCTGCATACCAAAAATTAGATCAAATGAGTGCTGATGATGAAGGATTTACCGAGCAGCAAAATATTGCGAACCAAATGGATGATCGTGTTTCTAAGAAACAGAGCGAAATTGCAGACGCAATGGATGAAATATCTGATGATTATAATAGACTATTTGATGAAGATACAGGTGCATTAATTAATCCTAAAACAAAAGATACTGCAAAATCTGTAGAAGATCTTTTTTCATTATATGGTCGTGTAACAGATTCAGCTCAGGAAGAAACAGATCGCATTAACAATATTTTCGCCAAAGCAAAATTTGATGGTGTTGAAGATCAATTAGTAAATGCTGGAAAATCTGGTGGTACCGATGCTGTTAAAGCCAAGATCTCAGAAATCGATGGATTACAAGAAGCTTTAGATAATGCTGGTATTAGTGCTGATACACTTGCATCTAACATTATGGCTATTGCTAGACCAGATGAGAAAAATCTTGAAGGTATAAAAGAAAATCTGAAAGATATTTTTGATATCAGCGCTGATTTAAACGAAGGAGATAATTTTGTTGGCCCATCAGGAAATCTTTATAATTTCTTTAAGGATAAAACTGATAAGCAAATAGAAGATTTCTGGAATTATTATAGCGATCAAGGATTAGATGGTTCTGATTGGAATTATATGGATCTTGCTTCCAATTTTAATAAATCACAAGAAAAAGCAAAAATTGAAGCTGAATCAAAAACCTTCTCTTCTCTCTTCAAGAACTCTGCTGAAGATACAGCAACAGATCTTGATACCATAACAGACAATTTCCAGACAGATATGTCAAATATCAAGTCTTCAATGGATTCTATCAAATCCGGTACATTCCAGAATTCAGATATTACTGATCTTATTCAGCAGTTCCCGGAACTTGCTACAGAGACTGATAATTTACAACAGGGATTACAGAATTTAGCATTTGATAAAGCAAGTGATGCTATCGGTAAAATCAGAGATTCTGTAAAAGATGTAACTGATCCGAAACAGCTTGCTGCCGCTGATAAATATATTCAGAGTATTATGGATACTATGGATCTGAGCGGATTTGATATGAGCAATGCTAAGTCTGCAATTCTTGGTAATTTAACAAAGAATTTAGCAGACAAACATATGGCCTCTGTTACAACACCAAATCTTGTAAATCAGTTAATGTCAGAATATGGAAATGATGAAATTGCAGTTCAAGCAATTATGAAATTGTCACTTGATCCATCAATGGCAAATGCTGATCTCGACACTTGGAAATCTAAAATTGAAGATACTAAAGTACAGATTCAGTTGGATACTTCAGCTAAAAATCTGGATAATCTCTCAAAAGAACTAACTCGTCTTCAAACTGATGCTTCCAATCAGCAGACAAGACTAAACAATAAATCTGCTTATAATATGAAAGCTACTGCTTCAGATTACACCAATTTAATTGAAAATGGTGACAAACAGATTGAGAATCTTAATAATCAGATTAAAGAATATCAGAATAATATCGATGCTTTGAAAAATAGCAAAGGCTTATCTCCTCTTTCTGATGAAGATAACGAACAAATTAAGCAGTGGCAAGATCAGATTCAAGCTTCTCAGATGTCTATTGAAAACATGAAGGCTTCTCAGGCCGATTGGACAAAAACAGCATTTAATCTTCCAGTAACTGATATGCAGAACACTGTTACCGCTCTTACATCAGCTATTAGCGAAATGCAGACAGAAACAGGTCTTACATCTGATACTATGGATAGTCTTAGAACACAATTCAGTGATCTAAAAGATGCTCATGTTGATAATGTATTCGATCGCACTGCAAAAGGTTTGAAAATCAACACAGAAAGAATGAAGGATTATCTGGAACAGCAAAATGAATTCATGAATTCTGATTTTGCACAACGAATTCAGGATTATCAGGATCAATTATCAGCAGGTAACAAAGATTATACTCAGCAAGGATTAGAAAATCTTAAAAATCTGCAGGCACAGTATTTTGCTCAGTATCAGGAGGCTGCAAAACAGTTCTCTGATTTCCAAGCAATGGTTAATGCTGACAATCTTTCTACTGAAGGCAATGAATATACTACAGCTAAGAGTTATCTGGATAACGCAAAAGATCTGTATGATAAAGGCTTAGTTGGTACACCTCAGTTTAAAGCAGCTGCAAAATATTTCTCTCAGAATGGTTTTGAAGATGCTGATAATTTCATTGAGAACTACAACAAACTTAAGAATTATTACACTGATGATGCTTCCGGTCCAAAGAGATTTTTAAGCGATCTTGAGGCTAAGGGATTAGCTACTTACAAAACTCTTGAGGATGGAAATCAGCAATGGATGTACTCTTTCACTGATACTCAAGAAGCTGCAGATGCTATGGGTATGAGTCTTGAATCATTCGAATCTATGTTTGGTAGATTGAAAGATTATGGCGATACAAATAATTTTGTATCTTCTCTTGAAGAAGGTGCCCTGAAATCTGAAGAGATTGACGATAAACTCATTGATGCTCAGATTAAAATGGGAAAACTGAAAGCTAGTGGTGCAAATCAATCCGCTCTGGACGATCAACAAGCAGTTATTGACAATTTAATTGCACAAAAAACTGGTATTACTCAGGCTATATCTGATTTCAAAGATGGTACTGTTGATCGTAAGATTCAGGATATCAAGGATGCCAAAGGTTCTATTGACGAATTAAATCAGTACATAAAAGATAATGGTATTGATAAAGATTCTGATTTAGGCAAGAAATATATCGAATCAATTCAGGAACAAGCTAAGAAGACAGGCATTAAATTAACACCTGAATTTGAAGTTGATGAGGCTGCTTATAATGAAATGATCCAGAGTTATGAAGCGAAAGCTAAAGGCTCACAGATCAAACACTTCCAGGATGTCAACGAAGGAATTGAAAGTGGTAATACTGGAGATTACTCTGATTCTGATGTTGAACTGGTTAATAAAATTAAAGATGCTCAGGAACAGAAAAGTGAAGCATTACAGAACGTTATTGATGCTGTTAATTCATTGGATAAAGATCAATGGAATGAAGCAAACCAGATTGAATTAGGCAATGGAGCTTATGAATCTGAAGATCAGGGTATTCGTAATGTTGAAGATGCTCTTCAGGGACTTTCAGATCAATTTGGACTAACAAAAGAACAGGCAACTGCTCTTCTACCGGCTCTTGAAGCTTTAGGTGTTGTTAATATTGATCCTAATGTTGATATGACCGGGCTGGATGAATTGGATCAAGCTACTCAGGACGGAATGGCTTCATTGCGTCAGATGCAAGCAGATGGGGATATTAAACTCTCATTTGATGTGGATAGTAGTATAGAAGGATTATCTGTAGATAAACTACAATCACAAATTGGTGAATTAGAGCATATTAAAGTAAATTTTGACGTAGATTCATCTGAATATAAAGCAATTCAATCTATGATTGATCAACGTGAAATGCAAATGCATGTTCAGATTGCAGTAGATAAAACCGGTGATATTGATAAGTTATTATCTCTTAATGATGAAGAGTTGGCTCAAAAAGCTGAATTGGACGTAGATGTCAATACCGAAGATGGTAAAGCTAAAATCGATGAACTACGTTCAAGTCTTGAATCTTTATCAGGTGATACACCTGCTATATCGGTTAAAATTGACGAAACTCAATTCCAAGCATTGACAAAAGAACAACAAGGCCAAGGAACTGTAACTTTCAAACCAGAACATCACGAAGTAGATGCCTACCTTGCTGAAGAGAAAAAAAGCGAAGGAAAAGTAAAATGGTTTAATGAAACAGGTTTAGTAGATGTTTATGCTGCTACCGAACATTATTCTCATGGTACTGTTCATTGGGGAAATGATATTTCTGCCGTTCAAACTTCATTCACTGCTACCGGAACTGTTAATTGGATAAATTCAGGTGGACCAAGTGGTGGTTTGAGTAAAGAAGTTCAACTCTCAAGTGGTACGTTCAAAGCTAAGTCTACAGGAAGCGCTTACAATGTTTTAAACATCACACCAGCTCATGCAAGTGGGACAAATGTTGCTATTAAACAAGATCAGCAAGCTCTTGTAAATGAAGTGGGTGTCAACGGTCACGCTGAATCAATTGTTCGTGATGGTGTTTGGAGTTTAATTCCTGGCGGTGCTCATATAGAGAACCTGAAAAAGGGCGACATTATATTCTCTACTACTCAAACTGATGCTCTTCTTAAACACGGGGCTATTCAAGGACATGCCAGAGCTTATGCAAGTGGCACTGTTACTTCTCCAGGCGTTATGAAAGCTTATGCTGCTGCTGGTAATACTCCGGGATTCCATTTCCAAGGCGGGGCTGCAACTGTTAAACCTGCCGGATCTGGAAATTCTGGTAACTCCGGTAATTCTGGTCTTCAACATGCAATCGAAGATAATACAGATGCGGTATCAAACAATAGTGATGATACAAGTGACGCGGCTGATGAAGTAAGCGAAGCTCTTCAAAATGTAATCAAGAAGCTGAATGATAATTCTATGGATTGGGTTGAAGTTGCTATGGATCGTCTTGATCGTATAACTTCTAGGTATACAGATCTTGCCGAAAGTGATTATAGTCATTATACAAAAGCTCAAAAGTATTATAATAAAGCTCTTGAAAATACAGATAAAGAAATCAAGGCTGCTAAAGCAAGCATCTCTGTTTATAAAAGGAAGTCCGAAGAAGTTGCAAACAATGGCGAAGTAAGCAAATATCTTACTCCTGCTCTGAAGAAAAAAGTTCAAGATGGCACTATTAATATAGAAACATTGGATGCAAATCAGAAAGCTGCCGTAGAAGCATATAAACAGTGGTACGACAAGTATCTTGATGCCGTTCAAAAATATAGAGATAAGAAAACTCAGGAACTTGATTTAGCTAAATCTAAAGTTGATAATGTTTACGATTCCTATGATCTGATCATTAGTAAGCGTAAAGCTAAAGAGGAATATTATGCAGCTAAAGCTGAAAATCGTATAAAGAGCGGAAAATCTCAAAAAGTCGGTTCGGTATATTGGAAAGATCTTAAAAAACAAGTAAATTATGCTCAATATCAGAAAGACTGGATGTTAAAAGAAAGAGATAAAGTTCAGCAAAGCATGACAGATTATCTTAATGTGAATGGTCATAACAAAAAAGATAAAGCTTATCAGGAAATGAAGAAAAATCTAACTGATTTGAACACGTCTATTGTTGAGGCTGATACACACATCCAAGAAGCTAAAGCTGCTCTTGAAGAAACCAGAGAGAACTTAAAGCAATGGCAAATTGATCGTTGGGAAAGAGCTGGTGATAAGCAGGACGCTTCTCTTAGTTATAAAAAGAATGCTGATGATATTAATTATCAGCTTTCAGCCAATGATTATGAAGAACGTTTGAAAACTTATGATAAAATTATTCGCGCTGATGAAAAGAAAAGACAGCTTCTTGCAGAAGAAATTGCAGCAAATCAAGCCAACGGTGGAGCTTGGAGCAATGAAGAGATGCAGAAAAAGATTGAGGAATATGATAACCTCACTGCTTCTATTATTAAATCCAAAGAGGCGATGCAACAATTAGCTCAGGAAGAAATTGATTTTCGATTTAAACCTCTTGATGAAGCGCAGAATAAACTTTCAAATCTTGTATCTGAGCTTCAGACTGCTCAGAAGTTACTTGGTGATACCGAGAGTTTCTATAATGATGATGGAGCCTTCTCTACAAACGGTTTGACCAATATTTTATTAGTTCAAGAACAGATTGACGCCACTAAGGATAAAATAGCAAATTATCGTGAGGGATTAAATAAGCTGGATGAAATGTATAAAAATGGTGCAATTGGTCCAGAATATTATAAGACTAAAACCGATGAAATGCTTAAGAGTTTGCAACAAGAGTCTGCTACTCTTGCTGATCTTAAACAGAACCTTCTTGATATGTATACCACTCAAGTTACTAAAGAGAATGATCTGTTACAGGAGAATATTGAAAAACGTAAAGATGCTCTTTCTGCTAAAGAGAAATATTACGATTATGACAAAACTCTAAAGAAGAAAACTAAAGATATCAATGCATTAAAAGCACAGATTGCTGCACTTGAAGGAACATCAAATGCAGCCTCAAAAGCTCGTCTTGAGAAATTACGTGCGGAACTTGCAGATGCAGAAGACGATATGGCCGATACAATGCATCAGCATGAAGTCGATATGAAAAATACCGGCTATGAGAATTTTTCAGATGAGGCAAATAAGGCGTTAGACAATACTCTTGATGCTGTTAAGAAAAATGCAGCTTTCCAAGAAGCTATTATTGGCAGCATGCTTTCTAATGTAAAAGCAAATTACGACAGCACCTATAAACATCTGGGCGACGTAATGGATCAGTATGGCATGAAAGTTTCTCAAACTTATAGTCAAATGATCACAAAGGCAGCTGACTTTAATACTGCTGCTGTAAATGCAACAAAAGCATGGGAAGGTGTTACAAAAATTGACACCAGTAAGCCTTATGGCGGTTCATCTGCTGGTAATAGTGCATTTGATAGCGCAATGAATAACGCAGGATCTTCTCAGACTGCTGGAAGTCCAAATATTAAACCAGATACAGACTATACTTTGAAGCTGAGTGATACAGATATTTATCTGACATACAGTCATATCAAGAAACAGCTTAAAGCAACATGGTCACCAAAGAAACCAGAACACTCTGATATCGAGTGGAAAAGTTCTGATGAATCTATTGCGAAAGTTTCTTCTGATGGTACAGTTCGCGGTGTGTCTTCAGGTCTTAATAAGAACGGTTTAATGGCGCGTGATGAGTCTAAAACAAGAAAATGTATCATTACTGCTATTGGCGGTGGTGGT